AAGTACTATTATTATGCACAGAGATACCTTTTTGTCTTGACTTTTAGATAAACGTATGATATAATGAACAAATGTCTACAAAAACAACCACAAAACAAATTAAAAAGAACGATAAAAAGAACTCATTAGGCGAGAGAACTCGTAAGATAGAATTCTTTTTAGAGAAGGGTGTTAACCTAGATGACCGCATTATACATGTAATCGGTGAGATAGAGGGAGATGCTTCATTTCCATATCTAGACGCTGCAATGTGTGAATTAGAGCGTGAGAGTAAGAAATCCATAATTGTAAGAATCAATAGTCCTGGTGGAGACGTATATGAGTCCCTAGCGATGGTTGGTCGTATGAGATCTAGTAAGTGTCAAGTAATTACAGAAGGTTATGGACAGATGATGAGTGCAGCAGGGTTTCTTTTAGCTGCTGGTAATAAAAGGTATATGAGCAAATATGCCATGTTTATGTGGCACGAGTCTTCATATAGGGCTGGTGGTCGTCACTCAACCGTTAAAGAATATGTAAATCAATTAGAAGTTGAAGAGCGGTTATTCGCTAAATGGATGGCTGAGTTTACCAATCAGACAGCAGAGTTTTGGTATGAGAAAGGAAGAGTGAAGGATTATTACTTAACTGCCGATGAATGTTTAGAATTCGGTATTATAGACGGGATTATATAATGAAAGTTAAAAACTACATGGTAAGGTATGTTAAAGTTCAAATAGATTTAGCTAGAAAGGATATTAGGGGTATAAAGAATGTTATAAAGGCTATGGAGAACTCTATTAAAGAGATTAGCAGGATGACAGATCCTGAGATTCTAGCTATGATAAATAGTGACGATGCCTTAAAAGAGGCTTATAAACAATTGTCAGAACAAGTTGAAGCAAAGGAGATTGAGGATGGAGAAGAAGGAAAAGAAACTAGCGTTTAGTTCTCAAGAGTTAATGGATTTTGTTGCGGAAGTTAACAATCTATTAATGGAAGTACAAGTAAGCGGTGATAATGTTTTAAAGACAGCTGCATTAATGAATAAATGTCATAAACTACATAGTGAATTGTTAGAGGCATTTCCTGGAGAAGAAGTAGATGAAGTACAGTCCGGATCAGATAGCGAAAGCTAAATCCTTATACCTTAAATACGTCCCATGGCATGAAATTAGTAGACTAAGTGAAGTGCCTGAACATAGTATTCGTAAATACGCCACATCTAGTTGGCGTGTTGAACGGGACAGTATTAAGAAGGGTATAATAGAGAGTGCTCTTGATAACAAAAGAGGAGTTCTTATATCCATAGCTCAATACGGTTTAGCTATAGTAGAAAAAGGTTTAAAGGATATACTACACTCTGAAGTACCTTTAACAGCTAAAGAACTAGTTAACATTGCATCTATAGTAGATAGCTTTGATAAGATAGTTAAATTAGATGATGGTCAAGCAACTGATCGTACAGAAGTTATACAACCTGCATCCATAATAGAAATTAAACGGATGTTAAATGACCCCTTCATGATTGAAGAGGCGGAGATAATAAAAGATGAAGATAGTAACTAAAGTAAAAGCAATTATAATACTGGTAGCTTTGTTATATCTGATTCCAATATCATTGTTTGTAGCTGAAATTATTAAACAAAACCTTAAAATAGTTATGATAATGGATAAGGATATGAGATCTGGTGGAACGGGCTTTCATTATAAGTCAACATCTGGTAAAACTTATATCTTAACTAACGCCCATGTATGTGGAACTTCAAAAGAAGTAAACGTTATATTAGATGATAAAAAAGAAGTAAAGAAAGTAATTTTAGTTAGTGATAAAGCAGATTTATGTGCTATAGAAGCAACTGAGGAAGCTACGTTAGATTCAATATCTAGTCCTACTAAGTTAATGCCGGCAATAGTTGTTGGCTATGGTAGCTTGAATCCGGCGTCTATGAAGATAGGTGTGTTACTTAGCTCAATGTATGTAACTATGTGTAAAGAAGCAACCTTCATGGGTTGTAAAGTAGTAGAGATTACATTATTAGATGGATACTCTTTTGTAATTATAGGAGGTCACTCAGGATCACCAGTAATTAACATATTAGGTCAACTAGTTGGAGTTGCTAATGCCGGTAATGGTATTAACTCATTTGCGGTACCTGCCAGAGATGTATTATTGTTCTTAAAAGAAGTTGATAATAGTGTTAAGTAAATCCCAATTACTCACCTTTGAAATTCTAAATGACTTACATGAAACATGGAAACCACACCCTGCTCAACTAGAATTAGGTAGATTCCTATTATCTGGTGGTGTAGACACTGTATTTCTTCAATGTGGTCGAAAATTCGGTAAAACGGAACTAGCTATATATATGTTATGGAGACACTGTCTTCTAAATCCTAATAGTGTATGTTACTATGTTACTCCAGAATTCTCACATGGAAAAAAGATCGTATGGCATGACCCTCGTATGGTTATGTTTGGCGGTGAAAAATACATAGATAGTATTAATAACCATGAATGTATGATTAAATTCAAGAATGGGTCTCTAATACAGCTTATAGGCTCTCACAACTACTCTGCAGCCAATGGTTTAAGACCCGCTTTTTTGGTATATGATGAGTTTTGTGAATTCAACCCACTATTCCACGAGGCTATGAATCCAAATAGGATGGTTAAGAAGTGTCCTTTGATGATAATCGGAACTCCACCATTACAAGCAAGCGCAAATCGGAAGCAATATCTACAATTTGCCGAAGAGTGTCGTAATTCGCCCAAATCACTATGGATTAGAAAGACTAGTTATGATAATCCTCATATAGATATTGAGACTTTAAATAGAGAAAGAGAAGTATTAGTTGGTAGAGGAGATGAGTATCTGTGGAAATGCCAGTACTTAGCTGAAATAACCGCAGGTGGTAAGAATGTAGTGTATCCAATGTTATCTGATGAACACTTTAATGATTTTGAGGAGATACGAAGTAAAGTTAACAAGGATTGGAGAAAGTATGATTTTTACTGTATAGCTAATCCAAGCGTAAACACTACAACATCAATACTGTTACTATGTATTCATAAGTATACAAAGGATGTGTTGGTTTTAAAAGAGTTTTACTATACTTTACCGGCTGAAACAACGATTACTTCTATTATACCTCAAATAACCTCATTTGTCAAGACTTATTTTGATAATATTTCACTTGAAGATGATTTAATCAAATTATATAGTGAATCTTCACCGTGGTTTGCTATGGAAACCTCACAACAATATGATCTCCATTTCCAACCTACCTTTAAAGGTCATAGTAAGGCTGAATTTGGCGTATCTTTACTGAAAGACATGTTATTACACAATCTTATCACTATATCCTCAGAATGCCCTAATTTAAAGCGAGAGTTGCAACAATGTATATCTGATGAAGCGGGTAGTATAAGGCAAGATATTAGATATGCTATTGATTGTTTAAGGCTTGGAATATTAGCATCTAATTACAATATGTTAGAAGCATTAGATATAAGTAGACCTTTAGGACCTAAAAGATTTGATGATATTATGGATGAAGATAACTGGATACCTAAATATTAATTTAATAAGGAAGTTTTATGATTGAAGTAGATTTATTTCACTTACTTGTCGGAATTGTCTTGACATTTGCATTTTTTTGTGGTATATTGGGGGTTGTGTTAGGAATATTTTGTTTAGTTTCCATAAAAGCACTAGAAAAATCAACACATAATATACATTATATACCAGCTGACCCATCTTGGTCTAGCTCTGATAAAGATATTGCGGAGATCAACGAGAAGGCTCAAATGGGCATGGCGTTAGATCCAGATGAACTTGAACCGGATCAAATAGATTTAAAGAAGATGATATAAATGGCTGGAATGTTAGATTTTTTTACAAAAGAATATGATACTAATGGTGCTTCTTCTGAGCAAGAGCCTTTCTTTACTATGAAGGGTAAATCTGAGCAAGAAATACTTAAATGGTTAAACGACGAACTCATCCACAGGGCTAGATCTCATGAAGCCTTCTTCAATACCTGCTACTCAAACCTCCAAGCCTACAAAGGCGATTATTACAAGAGATCGGGTCAGCGTCAGTCTGACTCTAATCTTGATAGACCATTCGTAAAGACCTCAAAATACTGTGTAAATCATTTATATGAAATGACTGAAAATATGGTATCTCAAATGACTAGGGTTAAACCCGCAGTTGAGGTTATGCCTGCTAATGATGAATTTGAGGATAAAAACTCAGCTCGTGCCGTTAAATTGCTAGTACAACATCTTTGGTATGTAAATGATATTGATTTATTAATACAAAAATTACATAGACAACGTCTTATATTTGGAGAATCTTTCCTTTGTGTAGACTGGGATAAGAGAAAGGGTGATTTACATCCAGATTATATAATTCTACGTAATGCTGAAATGCTTAATAAAGATGGATCTATTCCTACTAATCTTAAAGAAAAATCAGTTAAAGTTGGGGACGTTAGATATCGTTCAATACTTCCTTGGAATATATATTTAGAAAATAAAGAAGAGTATAGTGAAGTACAAAATGCTTTTGTTAAAGAAAGTATGCACATTGCTGAAGTTAAAAGATTATATCCTAAAACTTCAAAAAGTAATAGAAAAAATAAATCTATAAAAGAATATAGTTTATCTACATTAAAAAAAGAAACCGTATATAATAAAGTAAATGTTTTTACATTCTTTCAAAAAGCTTCTGATGAATTTCCTAATGGAAGGAAGATAGTGTTTTTAGAAGACATGATACTTCAAGATGAAGATCTTGGTTTTAGTCATGGAGACCTACCTTTTCTACGTTTAGTAGATTTAGAAGTTCCTGGATCATTACATGGAATGAGTAGATATCAACAAGTATTAAATATGCAAGTTGCTCATAATAATTTATCTCAAGCTATGATGAAAAATGAGTTCTTAATGGGCGCCCCTAAATGGATGATGCCTCGCGGAGCTTGTAAAATAGAACAACTAGGTAATGGACCAACTATAGTCCAGTATCAAGGTCCTGTAGCACCACAACTAGTTCAAATGAATCCTACTAGTCCTACAACCTTTAACTTTAGATCTCAGATTGCTACTGAATTAGGTCAAGGTTTTGGAGTTCACCCAGTATCTCGTGGAGAACCTCCTAGGGGTATCACGGCTGCTGTAGCAATGCAATTTTTAAATGAACAAGAGACTGAGCGTAGTATATCAGATATTTCACGCCACAATAACTTCGTTAGAGACTTAGCTATAATATCTATTTCTGTAGCTGGTGATAGATATGATATTAATGATGGTAGAATGCTTCGTATTTTAGGTAAAGAGAATAAGCATTTACTTAAATTCTTTGATGTTGCTCATTTACATAAAGATTATGATGTTAGAATTAACAACTCTAGTGCCTTACCACAATCTCAGTCTGCTAAAATGGAAAGAATTATCCAAACAATGCAGTATGCACCTCAAATGTTTACTCCAGAAAGATGGGCTGAACTACTTGAGTTTGGGTCTATAGATAAGATGCATTCATTAGCTACTGAAGCAATTCAATCAGCTGAATCTGCAGTACAAGACCTTTTAGAAGGTAACTTTGTTGGAGACCCTGAAGAGTGGGAAGATTTAATTACACATTTAAGAATATATTATCAAGCAATGCAAAAACGGTCATTTAAAGAAGACGTTCCAAATCATCTAAGAGAGAATTTTAACTTACATGTTGAAACTACTGAGAGATTGGCAGCAGAGAAAGCTAAAATTAATCCGTTATTTGCGTCTAAATTAGCTCAAATAGAATTATATCCTATATTTTGGCAGGAAGCGGTAGTACCACCTTCCACGGAACATCAACAAGCAGTAGTGCAAGGGCAAGCTAATCGTGGGGAACCAGTAGATGGTCAAATTCCTGCAACAGAACCCAAACCATTAGGGCAATAGGCGGTCGGATCTAAAGATCCTCCCTTATTCGGTGCTAAAAAGCACCTCATATTAACGAAGGACTGAATACATGAGTGTAGATTTTTTTGCAAATGACGTAGTTCGTGGAGATAATAACTCTGGGTCAGAAATGGCAACGAAGTACACAGGATCTGGAGCACCAGAAACACCTGATTTATTTAAAGACGATCCAAAACCAGAAGTTAAAAAAGAAGAAACTCCTAACCTAGCTGACGCTATAACTAAAGTAGTTAAAGAGTCTAGTGCTCCCGAACTAATAGAAGATGAAGAAGGTAATCTGGAAGTTAAGGTTGAGAAAGAGGAAGCCAAAGAAGAAATAAAAGAAGGGAAGGAAGAAAAAGAAGTTAAAGAATTAAAGGCTTCTAAGAAACAGATTATAGCTAAATCTGGAGATAATGAGTTTAAGTTATCACCCACTTCTAAAATTAAACATAAAGTAGATGGTAAAGAGGTTGAAGTAGAATTACAAGACCTTCTAAATAATTTCTCAGGAAAAACAGCTTGGGATAAGAAGTATAGTGAGTTAGATGGTGAGAGAAAATCTCATAAAAAAGATTTAGAAGTAGTTAATAACTATATGAATAAATTTGCTGAGATAAGTCAAAAAGATAGAGTTAAAGGCTTAGAATTCTTAGCAGAACAAGTTGGTTTTGATCCACTAGAGTATAGAAGAGGTTTAAGACAAGAGTTAATGTCTCATTATGAAACTTATTCTGGTATGGATGAGAATGAGCGTAAATATTTTGAACAACAAGAAGAATTAGAATACTTGAAAAGCAATCGTGAATCTGAAGTAAACAATCGAAACCGTCAGCAAGCCCAAGAGGACCTGGCAAATAGTTATAGAAAGTTAGAACAGAGTCATGGTATAAATGATAGTAGACTAGGAGAGATTGCAGAAGCATTACAGAAAGCTGGAGTACAAGATCTAAGTCCGGAAGTGATCATTGAAACCCACAATCTGTTTGTAACGCAAGATCGAGCTTATAATGTATTGGGAAAAGTAAACCCAGAATTTGCAGCAGACAATAGTAAATTAAAGATGATAGAGAGCCTGGTAGCGGGGAACTCTTCTATATCTGATGATGAACTATATCAGTATGTTTCTAAATTATGGGGAAGCGATGTTCAAGTCGCAGTTGCTTCTGTCCAAAAGAAAAATCCTCCAAAAGAGCCTCAAAAAGCTCAAACTTGGAAACCTAAACAAAAAAGCAACAATTACGTTGACTTCTTTGACGAATAAACGGAGTAAAAAATGGCTAACGCTACAAATTTTAACTTAACCGACATTTCAGATGCTTTTAAAGAGCGGTTTGTTGGTAAAATGGTTGATCAGTACAACAACAGTTCTGTACTTTGGTCAAAAATTAAAAAATCTTATGACTTTCGCGGTAAAAAAGCTTACCGTTCTGTTGGTCTTTCTAATGGTTCTGGATTTGGTACTGGATTACTTCCTACTGCTTCTCATGATGGAAATTCTTACGATCAAGCAGAAATTACTCATAAAAAAGTATATTCTGTTGTTGAATTAGACCGATTAGCAATGAAAGCCGGAAAAACAAGTGATGGAATATTTGATGTTTCAGCTCTTGAGCATGTTGCGAAACGTGCAGTAAGTTCACTTAACAGAAACATGGAAAGAATTCTTTTCGGTAATGCTGATGGAGCTCTTTATACTGGTAATGCAAGTAATGCTAATGTTACTGGTGCTGGTACTTCTGAAAATCCTTACGATATTCTTTTAGATGGTGATGAAACCTCTATCGTTTGGGCAAACTTTGAAGAAGGTGACCTAATTAATATTAACAGTGAAACTACTAATCTTTATATTCAATCAGTAACTAAAACTGCTTCTTCTGAGCAGATTGCTGTTGTTGGAACGTCTTCACGATTATCAACTCTTTCAACTTCTAATCCTTTTACTACTTCTGATGTTATTTATATGCAAGGTTCTAAGGACAACGATCCTTCAGGATTACAATTGCTTACAGCTACTTCAGGATCTTCTTATGGAATTGCTCACACAAACCGTAGATGGCAAGGACAATCAATCGCTGCTGGTGGTGCCGCAATATCTGAAGATTTACTTAATCAACTAGTTCTTCAAATCGAAGAAAATAGTGCTAAAACTCCTGATATGATCGTAGCATCTTACTACCAATTTCGTAAAATTAAAGATTTTATGAGTGATCATAAGCGAATTGAAGTTCTTCCTCGTGATGAGAGATTAGCTGGAAAAGTATCTTTTTCTGCTCTTCAATTTATGTCAGCTTCAGGACCTATTCCTATCGTTGCAAATCGTTTTGTTAAGAAAGATTATATCTTTGCTTTAAATACTGATCATATCGAAGCTCTTCATGCTCCTGATTTCGGTTGGTTTGATGAAGACGGAACAGTTTTCATGAGACGAGATACTTCTGATGTTTATCAGGGACGTTACGGCGGGTATATGCAATTATTTATTGAGCCTCATTTTCAGGGTGTTCTTACTGGACTTGCAGATAGCTAGTCGCAGCTGACGCTGCTCCTATTCGGTGCCTTTGGCACCTCATAAATACAACTTTAACGGGGTACATTACGTGCCCCTAATTAATTAAAAGATACTACTGTAAGGATACGGTGGAGGACTTAAAGAGGAAAAAATAATGAGAAGACCTGTAGAATCAAATCAACGTAAAATGAGATTAATAGCACTTCGTATTGAAGGATCAACTGGAACTCCAACACTTGAAGGACCTTCAAAATTAGAGTGTACAATAGTCGACTCAGGAACTGGTCACTATACAGTAACATTTAATAAAGCATTTACACAAGCTCCTATGGTGGTTGGTAACTGTGAAGCAATTGATAAAGCTGTTACATGTACTGCAACTACAACTGCTTGCGTAATTAAAGTTAATGATATTGATGAAGATGCTGCTCTATCTGATGGTGATGTTAACCTCATCTTAGTTGGATCTGATGCTTCTGGATTTTATATCGCATAATAGCGTTTTAACTAATAACAAAAATAGGAAAAGAAAGTGGAATTAAAAATTAACGAGTTAATAATTGATGGTGGAAACATTTCTACCACATTTGGTAACATTACTCTTACACCAAAAGCAGGATCTGCTGTCGTAATAGACGGAGCTTCTAGCTTCGATGGTTCTGTAGTTAGCGGTCTTTTGACCCTATCTAACGCTGTTGCTTTAAATGTAACACAATCTAGCACAAGTTCTGGACTTCCAGTATTAGTACTTACTCAATCAGATGTTGACGATACTTTCGTTAATTATGTTGGATCTACTGCTGCTGATGGAACTAAGTCAATTTCAAGTGATACTTCTGAAGATGGAGCTAAATTTGGCGCTTTTCGTGTAGAAATCAATGGAGTAACTAAATGGGTTCGTGTATACGACGACCATTCTTAAATATCGGGGCTTTATGCCCCTTTTTAACGCTTTATGGGTGAAGTGAGAGTAATATGAGTGAAAAAAGAGAGTTATCAGTAAAAACAATAAATACCTTGTTAGCATACCTACAAACTAAGCCTTTTAATGAGGTTAATGAGCTAGTCAGGCTTATTTTAGAAGAAGGTAATAAAGTAGTTGACAAATCGTAATCTTTAAGTTATAATATAGAATGTCAGATTATAAATTACAAGCATCCAGGTTTCACAAAGAGCAAATTCTAACTACTGATGGTAGTGGGTCTGGATATAACGCAAAAGTTACTTCTAGAGGTCAATTAGTTGTATCCCCTATAGAGTTTTCATATGCATTTGCTGTAGAAGTGAATTCTACTAATGCATTCAATTTCGTACCTCCTATAACAGGTAAAAGATTTGTTATAACTGATGTAATTATTGAAGCTGGAAAGACTGTTAGTACTACTACTGCAGCTGATGTAGTGTTATATGAAGCAGCATCAATCACTGCTACGGCAGTATCTAAACTAATTCTAACTTTTAATATGATTAGATTTGGTGTTAGAACTTTAAATGGATTGAATTTAATAGTAGGTGAAGGAAAATGGTTAAATATAACCACTACAGATCCTACAGTAAACGCGACAGTAATGGGTTATTACATAAACGCATAACAAAAACCAATGGTAGTAATAATACTGCCCTAAAAAGGAAAAACAAATGGCTTCACACAATCAAACAAAAAATGGTCAGGGAATCCCTGTGGATTTATTTCCTGCTGCAGCAATTGCAACAGATACTACAACAACTTCAACTGCTCGTATATTACCAGTTCATGCTAACCAAGTAATAGCTATTTCAACAGTATCTTCTAGATCTGATGGAACTTTTACAGTTACTATTCAACACAGTGCTGACGGAGTAGTATGGCATACATGGAAAGCAGGATCTGCTCAAATTACTGACGCTTCTATATTAATTCACGATATTACAGTTCCAATTCTCCCATATGTAAGAGCTAGTATTTTATCAGCTTCTACTACAAGTGGAGCTACTGTTGGCGTAGAACTATATTATGGAAATCAAAGGTAGTCGCAGCTTTGCTGCTCCCACCACTCGGTGTAAAAACACCTCGTATTAACAACGCGTTGAGAACGAACAACGTGAGAGAACAACATAAAGTGAGATGATGATATGCCATATATAACGGTCGGGACTACCTCCCAGTTACAAATTCAAATACCCACTAGGGGAAGTACTGGTTGGGATGAAATCCTAAGAACTAATACTTTCGTAAAGATTGCTGAACATGATCATTCTGGATCTTCTGGAAAAGGTGTTCAATTATCTACTGGTGCTTTGGCTGCTGATTCAGTAACCGCTGCTAAAATATTACTAGGTAATGATGCCTACTTAAGAGGTAGAAATGCTGCCGATTCTGGTGACATCAGTATTATAAAAGTAGATAGTAGTGATGAGCTAGTATTTGGTAAAACAATAGCTACTGCCGTATTTCAAGATGACGGTCTAACCATTGTAGATAATGCAGACAACACTAAAGTTCTAGCATTACAAGTATCTGGAATTAGTACAGGAACTACAAGAACTCTTACTGTTCCCGATTTTGATGGAACTGTAGCTACTCTTGCAGGTACAGAGTCTCTAAGTAATAAAACATTAGTTGCACCCGCTATAGGTACTCCTGCATCAGGAACCCTTACTAACTGTACTGGACTGCCAGTATCTTCTGGAATAAGCGGACTAGCTGCCGGTGTTGCCACATTTCTAGCTACTCCATCAAGCGCTAACTTAATAACTGCCGTTACTAATGAAACAGGAACCGGCTTACTAGTATTTGCAACATCTCCCACACTAACTACTCCTGTGTTAGGTACACCTACTTCTGGTACGTTAACGAACTGCACCGGATTACCAGTATCTTCAGGAATAAGCGGTTTAGGGACTGGCGTAGCCACTTTCTTAGCCACACCTTCAAGTGCCAATTTAATAACTGCCGTTACTAATGAAACAGGTACAGGATCCTTAGTATTCGCAACATCCCCTACATTAGTTACCCCCGTATTAGGAACTCCAAGTTCCGGTACGTTAACTAGTTGTACAGGACTTCCAGTATCTTCTGGTATTAGTGGATTAGGAACTGGTGTAGCTACATTCTTAACAACTCCGTCAAGTGCTAATTTAATAACTGCTGTAACTGATGAAACAGGTACAGGAGCTCTAGTTTTTGGTACATCACCAACTATAGCTACTCCTGCAATAACAACACAAGCAACATTTAGCAATAAAGCAGAGATTAGATTTGCTGAAAGCGGTGGAGCTAATTATGTGGGATTTTCTGCACCTACAGCAGTAACTAGTAATTTTGTTTGGTCTTTACCTGATGGTGATGGTGGAGCTTCTACATTCTTACAAACTGATGGATCAGGAGCATTATCATTTGCATCTGCTTCTAGTGGTGGCAAGTCTGTAGTAACAAAAACCACAACTTATACAGCACTTACAACTGATGACGTAATATTAGTAGATACCTCAGGTGGGGATTGGACCTTAACTTTATACGCAGCCTCTGGTAATTCTGGAAAGTCTTTAGATATAATAAAAACTACTTCAGATACTAATACTTTAACGGTAGATGGTAATGCATCAGAAACAATAAATGGTTCAACAACTTCTACAGTTAATACTCAATATGAAAAATTATCTTTATTATGTGATGGCACTAATTGGCTTATACTAGATAGAAAGTGTGATACGACTTGGACTAATTATACTCCAACAGGTGCTTGGACAACAAACACTACTTATAACGGATATTGGAGAAGGGTAGGAGATTCTATGGAGATAACTGCTGAAGCAGTGGTTTCCGGTGCTCCTACTACAGCAACGTTTACTATAAAGGTACCAGCAGGTTATGTTATTGATTTTGCTAAAGCGCCTGATAAATGGAGTAACCTTTATACAAATATAGGATCAGCTTCCTTGCAAGTCGCTGGGACATCTTATGGAGCCGCTTTGGTGGGTGTAATAGACACTTCAACATTAAGTGTTTGGGCAGCTGATGATATAGCTGCTGCTACACATGCTTACGGTGTCGTAAATGCCACAACTCCTAGAGCGTTTGCCAACGGTGACTTTGTAATGGTTGTAGCTTCTGTACCAATTGTTGGTTGGAAATCATCTAACTCGTAATAATTATAAGAATATAAGCGGTGCTACACACCTTACTCGGTGCCAAAAGCACCTCATATAAGTAAACACATAAAAGAATAGAGTATGCGAGGCGTTTATGCCGAGCGTATGAACGAACAAAGAGAGTGAATACATGCCCAATCAAAGTTTTGCTGATAAGTTATCACAATTAGGACTTAATACTGAAGATAATTCTCCAAAGTTATTTTCTAAACAAGTTGATTTCTCTTCACCAGAATCTCAAGTAGATGCTGAGTATGTTCAAAGGCGATCTAGTGACTTAGCTGCTCAGAAAGCTGCTGAAATGAGATCAATTAATAGAGAAAATGCTGCAAGGCAACAAGCAGGTCTACCTGCAATACAAGTTGATCAAGGTCAGAAACCAGCCTCAAGTGGAGCCGCGTTGGGTGGAGTGTCTGCAGGATTAAGCTCATTAAATCAGGCTACTGGTGGACAAAGTGAAGGATTAGGAATAGCGTCTGCCGCTGCTTCTGGTGCTTTAACAGGATCAATGATTGCTCCAGGAGTAGGAACAGTAGTTGGAGCTGCCGTAGGTACTTTAGGCGCTGTACTTTCATCTAAATCTAAAAAGAAAGCTGCAAGAGCTGCCGCTGCTGCTAGAGAAGAAGAGTTAAGGAAGCAGAGAAAAGCACAAGCCTTTAGCAATATTTCAAGTATAAAACAAGAAGAAGGAAGGTCTAAAAGTAATGCCCTTCAAAATATTTCCCAATCACTTCAGAACGCGTTTATTCGGCGTTAAGCGGTGCTACGCACCTTACTCGGTGTAAAAACACCTCGTATGCAGTGATCGTGGGAATATAAGAATATGTGAGGCGCTTTTTAGCGACGAACGTATGAATGACTGAAAGGAATGAATACATGAGTAGACGAGTAGATAGATTAATTTCACATATCAGATCAGTAACTGAAAATGAGACGGTGAATTCGACCACAGATATTAGTGATGAAGCTATAATTGAGTATATAAATGAAGCTCAACATAGACTTCAATCTCGTATATTAGCTCAACATCCTAGAGTTTTTATTAAAGAAACTACAATAGATTCTGTACAAGATCAAGAAGAGTATGATCTTCCAGCAGACGTTTTTCTTGGTAGTAGAGTAGTATCAGTAGAATATACAGAAGAGACTGCATCTTTCCCCACATATACTAAGTTGAGATCTGGATATGGATTTAACAGAACATCTGATATTAGTGGATTTCCAAGCATATATATAAGACGAGATAAACTAGATTCTGATGTGGGAACACTTTTATTGTCTCCAAAACCATCTAGTAGTAGTGGTTCTATAAGAGTTACCTATATACAAGCTATGGATGAATTAGATAAGCGTAGAGGTATTATAAGTGATATAACTACTTCAAGTACGGCTGTAACTGCTTTGACTTTAGACGTCAGTGGAACCCCTCCAATTGATTCCACAGATCTTGAGGAACATGATTTTTTCTGTATAGTTAGTAAAGTTGGTACAGTTAAAATGAGAAACCTTCAATTTGATTCTATAGATTCTTCAACAGGAGTAGTTACTTTAACTGGATCTTCTTTTACCTTTGCTAGCGGTGAAACTGCTGCCATAGGAGATTATATAGTAGGTGGTAAAAACACTACAACCCATAGTAGATATTCTCGAAATATTGAGAGATATTTATTAGAATTCGCAGCTTGGAAGATATTTAAAAACGATTCTTCTACTGATAGTGCAGAACAATTACAAGAAGTATTAGCAATTGAAAGTGATATAATAGATTCATACCAAGAAATACAAGAGGATAATTTTGAAATTCCTATTCTCGAGGAGTGGAACTAGTGGCTACAACTAAACTATCTATAAAAAACTTTTCTAATTTTCAAGGATTAGATTTAAGAAGTTCTGATTTAACTAGAAAACCTCAATATTGTTCTGATATGAATAATGCTGAGTATAATGCTACAAATGCAATAGTTAAGAGAAAGGGATATCAATATAAAACTGGAAATGTTGGTGGATTCGGTTTAGCGGTTCACAAAGATATTGATACAACTACTGGTGCTTTAACAGAAACAATAGTGTCTGTAGATAACAATTTAAATAAGTTAACTTCAGATTCTTTTAATATCACATATTCAGGATCAGGAACCGCCCTATTAAGTATAAATTACAATGAAACCAATTCTAAGTTTGAATTAACCATAATAGAAGACACAGTAACCATTCTTACTCAAAATCTAGGTTTAGGATTAGATGAAGCTGCTGCTGTAACTGTATCAACCGTTATATCCTCTATAGACGGGTTAACTGATTATGCGGCATCTGGTGGAACTATAACCACGGGATCTTCTGCCTTTTTAGATCTTCAAAGAGATGTAGTATTATCATCATCTTCAACTGCCATAAATTACGTTAGGTGGAGTCAAGTTAACACTCCTACATCTAACCCACTATCTACTACACAAGCTTCTAAAAATAATACTGACTTTGAAAACGCTTCTATGATAAATATGAATAATTGCTTGTATTTGTCAACAAGTTATGATAATATGATGAAGTATGATGGTCAAACCTTCTACCGATCTGGTATGCCAGCTGGAGGAGATGCTGATGGTTCAGGAGATGTAGGAATTGCAGCCACTACTGCTGATTCTGCTACAGGATCTACTTTCTCAGCTGGAGATGATTACTTTTATATGTATTCATATGTTCAATATGATAACAAAGGTAATATTTTAGAAGGTGTGATTAGCCCATACTCAACTAAACATACTATGATTGGAAACAAAGACATAGATGTTACTGTTACTAATATTGCTGCAACGTCTGGTTTTAATACTGGTTGTGCAATAGTAAGTGGAGCACAAAATGGAGCAACAACTATTACTGTCGATTCTGGAAACACTCTTGTTGCTGGCGACACTGCATACTTTTATGATGGCGGCACCTCCGCTTATGTCACTAGGACGATTATATCTGCTACTGATACCAATATTGTCTTTGCTGGGGCTGTCGATGTGGCAGACAATGCTGTTATTTCAAACAACTTAAGAATTGCAGTTTATAGAACAGTAGAGATAGGTACTGCAACAGGAGCTAACTTACAAACGTATAATCTTGTAGCCGAAATACCTAATGATAGTATTGGAACAGCAACTCAAGTATATACAGATGGAACTGCTGATGCTTCTTTAGGAGCCTTATTTGTAGATCCAATAAAAGCTCCGGGACTTCCACCAAAAGGAAGATATTTAACCGCCTTTAGAAGTCAGCTTTTTGTAGCTGGTGATCCAACCAATGTAAATACAGTATATTACTCAGATATAAATAATCCAGAATATTTTCCAGCAACAGAGAATTCCTTCTTAGTTGATGCCTTTCCAGGATCTAAAATCAAAGGTTTAGGCATACTTAATACAGCTCTCATAGTATTTAAAGATAGGTCTATTCAAGCCATATCTGGTGATATAGCCTTAGATAATTTCCGGGTTGATGAACTTAGTTATGGAGATATTGGGTGTGCAGCTCATGCAACAATAAAACCGATACTAGGATCTCTATTTTTTCTATCTAATAAGGGTGGAGTAGCTTCAGTAAGTTTACAAGGACTTAGTGAAACTGGTCGTAGAATATCACCTGAATTCACCGCCTTTGATGTTACATATAACTTACAAAAAGCGGTAGCAACTCACTGGACTGACAATGATAAATACATCTTATTTGTTCCGAACGAATCTCAAGACAGCTCAAGTAATGACTATGCTGATTCTACTTCTCGTACATACGCTTATGATTACGTTCGTGATGCGTGGTTAAAGTGGTCTAATATCAATGCTATGGGTGGATTTGCTTTTTCTAGTAATCGATTATACTCATCAGCAAGAAGATTAGATTCGGATAGCTCTGCTGTAGAAGTACCCTTTGCAATATTTAATAATTACGGTAATTTAAACGATTATTTAGATCACAATACTGCTATTGATTTTAGTTATAGTACTCACTGGGAAGCACTAGGCGAACCCAACGTATTTAAAAAATTCCTTAGATTAAAGGTGTTTGCCTTTCCTTCTGATATTTTAGATGGAGAAGCATCATTATATACTCTTACAATAGATACTGAATTCAACTACTTAACTCCAGCTACTATTAGTTCATTTACTATGGACTTTTCTGGTGGAGCTTTAGGTTGGGGAAACAGTGCTTGGGGAACTTCTCCATGGGGAGATAACTCTGTACCTGAGTTGAAAGGTAAGCTTAAAGTTATAAAGTCTAGATCTATCAGGTTAATCTTTAAAAACTCTACTGCAAAAGAAGACGTACTTATAAGTGGTTATGAGTTAGAAGCTTCTGCAGCATATAACCGTCAAATGAAGGAGTAGTCGGTGCTTTGCACCTCCTACGTCGGACTTAAAAAAGTCCTCCAAGTAGATTATGAGGCGCTTTTTAGCGACGAATGTATGAATGACTGAAAGGAATGAATACGTGAAAGAACAACGGGAGAGAGTACGTGAAATTTAGTTTAAGCTCTTTATTGAATATAAGGCAGATTTTAAGGGAACTATCTACTGGTCTTACCAGACTAGATTTCTCCAGTAATTTCAGGACCTTTGAAGTAGAAGTTACTATTGCAGCTGCTACTGAAACAAAAATAAGAAATGAGTTGACAAGTATACCAAGTTATGTTATAATAAATGGTCAGGGAAATGCCTTAGTTACGAAGGGTGATACATCTTGGTCCAGAAATTACGTATATTTACAGAATCATGATGCATCAAATTCATCAACAATTAAGGCAATCTTTTTTAAATAAGGAATAAACACATGTCAGAACAAGGTGGATATA